CTCAGGGAGAATGTGGTGTCTCTGGCGAGGAATATAGGATACACTCCTCGCTCTAGTAAGTCGGCAAGAGCTAATATATCTTTTATTGTTAATACCGCCAACTATAGTGTAAAACCCCAGACTATTACACTGAATAAGGGAATTGTAGCAATTTCACAAGCATTTGGTTCAGAGAACTATACGTTCTCGATCATGGAAGATATCACCGTCCCTGTTGTAAATGACATTGCTACTTTTAGTAATATTGATGTATATGAAGGAACGTATGTAACTGCTGAGTTTACATACAATACGTTTGATCCCAATCAAAGATACGTCTTATCTAATTCAAACATTGATGTTTCTACAATCAATGTAATATGGAAACCATCACAGTCCTCTTCTGTTAAGAGAAGATATCGTCGATCTGATAGTTTATTTGAAGTCAATAGCGAGTCACCTGTGTATTGGGTGCAAGAAATTGAAGATGAGAGATATGAATTAATATTTGGTGATGGTATATTTGGACTTTCATTACAAGAACCAAACTTTATCGAAGTAGCATATCTTGTTAATAACGGCAGTAATGCTAATGGTGTGTCGGATTTATCATTTAACGGCAAATTAACCACATCAAGAGATAATGTTGCAATCAATGCTGGTATTTCTCGTATTACTGTAAATACTCCTTCATTTGCTGGTTCTGATGCTGAAAGTGTTGAATCAATTAAAAAATATGCACCTCAAACATATGCATCACAAAACAGAGCCGTAACAGCAACTGATTATGAATATATCATTCCTAAAATTTATCCAGAGACTGAATCTATTTCTGTGTTTGGTGGTGAAGAATTAAATCCACCACAATATGGAAAAGTGTTTGCGAGTATAAAACCAATCAACGGTGCATATCTTTCTAATCTTGTAAAAGATAACATCAAGAGAGAAATCAAAAAATACTCGGTAGGTGGTATTGATTTGGAAATTACTGATCTTAAGTATCTTTACATCGAAGCACTTGTCAATGTATATTATAATTCTAATAATGCAAATAATGATAGTCAGATAACTTCCATTGTTTCTCAGAATATTGAAAGATATGCTGATTCAACTGAAGTTAATAAATTTGGGGCAAGATTTAAATATAGTAAGTTTCTGAACACTATTGATAAAAGTAATTCTGCTATTACGTCTAATATTACAACAATTCAGATGAGGAGAGACTTAAGAGCTGCTCTTAATACTTTTGCTGAATATGAAATCTGCTTTGGAAATCGCTTCCATATTGTAAATCACGGACATGGAACACATAATGGTAAAATCGGATACAACATAAAGTCCTCTGGTTTCCAAGTTAGTGGTGTTGTGGGCACTGTCTACCTCGCAGATGCTGCAGATAACAGTTTAGAAACAGGAGTAATTAATCTTATCAGGTTGAATTCGCCCACCGAAGCAGTTGTCGTAAGAAGAAATGTAGGAACGATTGATTATATCAAGGGTGAAATTAAATTAAATCCAATCAATATTATATCAACAAGTATTAATAGACAGTTCCCATTAATTGAAATTTCTGCCGTCCCATATTCTAACGATATCATCGGATTACAGGATCTTTATATTCAACTAGATACTAGTAACGTAACGATAAATCCTGTCAATGACAGGATATCTTCTGGTTATGATATATCAGGATCTGATTATATTGTTTCTTCAAGTTTTGCAAATGGAAGTTTAGTCCGTGGCACAGTTGATTCTATAGCAATAACAACACAAACATCTCAAACAAGTTCACCAGTTACAACAACATCTACAACAACTACAACAACATCTACAACAACTACCACTAGATCAACTTCTTCACCAACTTATTCATACTAAAGACGTAAGATGATATCAACCGATTTACAGCGAGTACAGATCCAGGACATTATTGAGTATCAATTACCTGCATTTGTAAGGGATGATTTTCCCTTGGTTGGTGAATTTTTAAAGCAGTATTATATTTCACAAGAATATCCTACTGCACCTTCTGATATTATACAAAATATTGATCAATATGTAAAATTAGAAACTCTTCTTGATGCTGAAGATGAGACAACTCTAGCAGGAGACATTTCCTTTAGTGATTCAGAAATCACTACAAGTTTTAATGTTGTTACAAAACGTTTTGGTACATATAAGTTTCCAGAGAGATACGGATTAATTAAAATAGATGATGAAATAATTTTATATACATCTAAAGATAGAAATTCATTTAATGGATGCATACGTGGTTTTAGTGGCGTTACAGAATTTGGTAACGATGATGAAAAACTTACTTTTTCTTCATCTGAAGCAACTTCTCATACTCAAGGAAGTAAAATTATTAATCTCAGTAATATTTTACTGAAAGAGTTTTTAGTAAAACTCAAACAACAAATTGCGCCAGGATTTGAAAGAAGGGAAATTGAATCTGATGTAAATCAAAAACTCTTCCTTTCAAGAACAAAAGATTTTTATCAAGCTAAAGGAACCGATGAGTCCTTTAGAATTTTATTTGCTGCATTGTATGGCGAGAAGGCAGAGGTTATAAAACCAAAAGAGTTTCTTTTCAGGCCTTCTAATGCTCAATATAGAAGAACTAAAGATATTGTTGTTGAAGCAGTTGTAGGAGATCCTTCAAAATTAAAAAATCAAACTCTTTATCAAGATGCCATTCCAGAATATGGAATTGAAAGTGCGTATGCTACGATCATTGATGCAGAAAAACTCCTGAGAGGAGATAAAACATATTATCAACTTAGTGTTGACTTTGATTATAGTAAAGATATTGAACTTTCTGGTGGAACGGTACTAGGAGATTTTGTAGCACACCCCAAAACACAAAATACAGTTTTAGTTGCATCTGGTTCCTCTATAATTGATGTAGATTCAACAATTGGTTTCCCTGATAGGGGACAAATTCAAATTAAAGGCGAGAGTGGAATTTTAACTTATCGTTCAAAAACAATTAATCAGTTCACAGGAGTTGGATTAGCACATACAACAACTTTTGGAACTAACTATGAAATTGCTGCAGGAACAGAATTAAACCTTAATGCTAGTGCATATGGGTTTGAAGGAATTAGCGCCGTCTCAGTCGCTTCTAGCGATGCCTCAGTGGTAGGAATTGCTACCACTTCTAAGATTGAAGTTAGAATCGGAAAAGTTCTTGGAGATAATATAATCCCTGACGATACAGCGAATTTCTCAGTAAACGACAATATCCAAATTAAATCTCTTGGTATCAATGCATCTAGAGAATTAGATAATAGTTGGTTTGTTAATGTTAGCCCTAAGTATAGTGTAAGAAGTTTATCATTAGTTGATTCTTCAAACTTTACATACTCTATTGTAACCTTTGCAGAAAATAATTTAAGAATTGGAGATAAAGTAATTGTCATTCAATCCGACGGTGTAGAAAAGGAAGGTGTTGTTTTAGATATTATCTCCGCGAATACATTTACATTCTCTAGGGCAGGTGAACTGACTGGATCTAAATTTAGTGTCAGAAGAGGTGTGTTAAAACCTGAAGTTAGTAATTTAAACTTTGATGATTATTCATACCTCGAAAAGTCTTTCGCTAATGTTCAAAATGCTTACACGAAAAATGATGGCGATGTTTTAGTTGCATCATCATCTATTCCTTACTATCACGATACTCCTCTTAATTTTTATGATAGAAAAGTAAAATTAAATGGAGAGTATACTGGAGAAACGTTTACAGTAACTCGCGGACATGGATTTTATACCGGAGACAAGGTATATTACGAATCTTATTTTACAAATTCTCCAATATATGGATTAGTAGATGAGAGTAAGTTTCCTGAAATTGATCCTGGTGTTTTTTATGTAAAGCGTGTTAATGATACTGAATTTAAAATTGCATCTAGTCTAACCAATTTATATAATGATAATTTTGTTTCAGTCTCTGGAATCGTAACTAATAATAATTTTTGTGTTAATGATTTCTTTAACAAAAATCTTGAACATCAAAAACTTTATAGAGAATTTAAGTCTCCAGTAAATGATGGAGGTGAATACTCAACATTACCAGGCAAAACTGGAATGCTTGTTAATGGTGTTGAGATTCTAAATTATAAATCTGGGGATAGTGTATATTTTGGAAAAATAAATGAACTAACTGTTGATGCTCCTGGATCTGGTTATGATATCATCAATCCTCCCGTTCTTTCAATTCAGGACTCTACAGGCGTTGGTGCTACTGGAGTTGTCAACGTAAAGGGCAATTTAGATAGAGTTGAAATTCTTGATCCTGGATTCGATTACGTCACCGAACCCATCATTACAATTAGTGGCGGTAATGGATTAGGTGCTGACGCATACGCTAACACTAAATTTGTTACGCATTCAGTTTCTTTTTATTCTACTTCTGATAATGCACAAGTAGGACTGTCATCGGATACTATTGGATTTACTACATTCCATAAATTCAGAGAATCTGAGAGAGTAGTTTATAAAACTGATGGACAGACAGCTATAGGTGGTATTTCTACTGATGCAGAATATTATGTAAAATTAGTTGACTCAAAAACAATACAGTTATTTAACAATGCAAGTGATACCATCACAGGATCAAATCCTGTAAACTTAACTTCCAATGGCGTTGGTGTTCATAGATTTGAATCTTACAATAAAAAACGTGTTATCTCTGATGTTATCGTAACTTCTTCCGGTTCTAATTACGAGAACAAAGAGAGAAAGTCTGGTATTGCTGGTATTAATACAGCACTAAACCAAATCACTATTGCAAACCACGGTTTCAATTCTGGAGAAACTGTAACTTATTCCGGTAACGCATCTGGACTGAGTAGCGATCAAACTTATATTATTACATCAATAGACGATGATACCTTCAAACTTTCGTCTGTAGGTGTGGGAACAACTGCTAAGGCATTTTATTATAACACAAAGCAATATGTTGACATTGAATCTGTAGGATCAGGAACTCATACATTTAACTATCCAGCGATTTCTGTTGTTGTTTCTGGCGAAATCGGAGTCACCACATTCAGTGGACAAGACTTTAACGCAAAACTCCAACCAGTATTCAGAGGATCTGTTGAATCGGTACATCTGACTGATAATGGTGTTGGTTATGGTGCCAGTGAGGTAATTAACTTTAACAAGCAACCCTTATTCAATCTGCTCAGCGGTAGAGAAGCAGAACTCCTTCCTATTGTAAACAATGGCAGAATCGAACAGGTTCTTGTTACTAACGGTGGTTATGAGTATAATTCGCCCCCAGATCTGATAATCAATGGTGTAGGTAACTATGGTAAATTGACACCAGTTCTACGTAATGGACAAATTGAAAGAGTAATTGTTGAAAATTCTGGAATCGATTACACAGATACAACAACGATTACGATTAAACCTAGTGGATCAGGTGCAAATCTGACTGCACAGATTAATCAGTGGACTATCAATTTATTTGAAAAATATCAAGATATTATAAGCGAAGATGACGGTATTTTAAGTACTGCTATTATCGATGAATATGGTATTGAATACACTCACCTGTATGCTCCAAGAAAACTTAGAGAATCAGTTTTCGGTAAAGTCATTACCGACGGAGAGGGTGTTAAGTACGGAGTCGCTGATTTAAGACTTGATTCCTCTAACTCTGAAACTGAGGCAGAATTTCACTCTCCTATCATTGGATGGGCATATGATGGAAATCCAATCTATGGCCCTTATGGATATGACACAAACACTGGAGGAACTATAAGAGCACTTAGAAGTGGATATAAGTTAGCAATACTTTCAAACCGCCCATCACTATCTTCTTGGAAACAAGGATTTTTCTGTGAAGACTTTGTATTTACTGGTGAAGGAGATCTTGATGAGCACAATGGAAGATATTGCGTAACTCCCGATTTCCCGAATGGAGTATATGCATATTTTGCTACTATTAGTGACGGGTTTGTTGAAAGTTCAGGGCCTTTTGAAAACTTCAAGTTGCCTCAATATCCATATTTAATTGGTAATTCATTTAAGTCTAAACCAAATGAGTTTAACTTTAAGAATGATTCATATCAAGGAGATTATGATATTATTGAAAATAATTGGTTAAGAAATACCACTCCTTATGGATTGTCTTTAGACAATGTTTCATATGAGTATGTAACTGAACCATATAAAATTTATGATGAGTTAATTGATATTACCGCTACCTCTACAGGAACTATTGATAGTGTTGGAATCGTTACCGGAGGAAGTGGTTATCAAGTTAATGATAGAGTTGTATTTGAAACATTACCTGGAGCAACATCCGCTAAGGCAAAAGTTTCTGAAGTTACCGGTAAAACAGTAACTAATATCAGTGTGGCATCATCTTCAATCACTGAACTTGAAATCGCACCTATTGATTCATCTGGTAGATTTGTGGCGATCTCAACATCACCCCACAATTTTACTAATTCTAATTTAGTTTCATTATCTGGATTTAACACCTCAATCAATTCGATTAACGGTTCATTTAATATTGGAGTATCAACTGGATTCTTTAATCTTGCAACTGGTGTTGGTACTGCAGGTGCTACAGGTATAGTCACATATTTCTCAATTGCTGGTGGAGTTATTGACAGAGGAGAACTTTCTGTTCGCGATAATGATATCTTTGTATTGGGTTCTGAGAAAATTCGTGTCCTAAATGTTGATACTTTAAATTCTCGTTTAAGAGTTGAGAGAGCAGTTGATGGAACTGTTTCTTCTGCACACACTGCTACAACATTTGTTGTTGAACAAAGTCGTAAGTTTACTTTTAATTCAGTCAGAGAAGACAATGTAAAATTTGAACTTAACAAACAAATCTATTTTGATCCAAGAGAATCAGTTGGCGTAGGAACATTAACTGGAACTGGTGTTGGATCTACTATTTTCTTCTCTAACCCCGGTGCGGGTATTACTCAAGTCTTTATTGAGAACAGAGGTATCTTCTTACCAAATCACAATTTGAAGACTGGTGATAAAGTTCTTTATAGTAATGGTGGCGGAACGTCTATAGAAGTCGTTACTGATCCTACCACTGGCCCAAATTATACGATTGCTAACAATACACCACTCTTTGTTGCAAGAATATCTGATGACATCATCGGTGTTCAAACATTCAAAGTTGGTATTGGTTCTGTCGGTACTTTTGTCGGTATTGCAGACACCACAATGAATTCTGGTTTACTTTCCTTCACTGGAATAGGTGCCGGAACGAAGCATAGTATTAAGACAGTTAAGACTAATGTTGTAACTGCCGATGCTACCAGAAATACTGTAACTGTTGCGACAGCATCAACACATGGATTGAAGATTGGCGATAAAGTCAAGATGAATGTAACTCCTGGTATTACAACCACGGTTACAATTAAGTATAATGATTATAATAGAAGAATTGTTTTTAATCCTCTTGGTTTTACCACTGCAGGAGTAAGCACTAGTCAAAATTCAATTGAAATCAGTAATCACGGATTTAAAAATGGTGACAAAGTAATTCTTGACTCAAATCCTGCTCCTTCTGGATTAGAAGATCAGAGGATTTACTATATTTTCAAACTTTCTGAGGACAAAGTAAGACTTTGCAATTCTAAGTATGAGTCTGAGAGATTTCAACCTAATTTTGTAGGTATAGAAAGTGCGAGATCTGGAACTCTTCTTGCAATAAATCCTCCACTTAATATTTTTGAAGGAAATACCGTTGTATTTGATCTTAGCGATTCTTCTTTATCTTCTTTGAATGTATCCACACTTTATTCTGCATTTGACATGAATCTCTACAGAGATTCTAATCTGACGGATCGTTTTGATGGATCTCTCACAGATGATCAATTTGAAGTCACAAAATCTGGAAGAATTGGTATTGATACAACAGCTAAACTAACATTGAGTGTTAGTAAAAATGTTCCAGAAAATCTTCACTATGAATTTAGTGTTGTAAATTCAGATTTCATTGAAACAGTCAAAAAAGAAATTGTAATTGATAAAGAAGTAAGTGGGTTTAATAAAATAAACAAGATTGATAGTGCATATCAAGGGGAGTTTACATTAACTGGGATTGGAACAACAAATACTTTTAGATATAACATTGAAGAACTTGCTGAGAGATCTTCATATTCTACTAACGCAGGATTATCCTATGTTACAGATTCAACATCAGCATATGGTGGTATTTCTAATATTAACATTACTTATAAAGGTTCCAATTATAAAGAAATAGTTGGAGTATCTACAATCGTAGGAATTGTAACAGGAACAGGTGCGGTTCTTGAACCATCAAGCACTACAATTGGTAAGGTTCTTTCCACAAATGTTCAAAATATTGGATTTAATTATCCAACTGATTATACGATTCGTCCTACAACCAATTTACCAGAAATTCTTCTTCTTGAATCTTTAACATCATTTGAAGAGATTGGAATTAGTTCTGCTGGAAAAAACTATAATATAGCACCAAACTTGATCGTACTTGACGGTTTAACTGGAAAGCAGATTAATGATGTCGACATTTTCTACAGACTTGGAGATTCTAAAGTAACCATTAGAAATAATACAAGTGGACTTTCTAATGTAACTCCAACTATTATTCCAATTAGTAATTCAAATGGAGTTGCAATTAATAGCATTTCTTTTGATATATCATCTAAAGATGTAACTGTAGGACTTGATACAGGAATTATTAATCAATCAACATTCGCTGTTGGTGATAAGGTTTTAATTGAGAATGTTAGTGTTGGCGTCGGATCAACAGGTTCGGGATACAATTCTGCAGATTATGATTATCAATTGTTTACACTGACTGGTGTGAACTTCCCCTCAGGAGGAAATGCTGGTGTAGTCACATTCAGTCTTTCGGGAATTATTGGCGAGAATCTTTATGCTGGTAATTTCGATACGCTTAATTCTGCGGGAAGAATTATAAATGAAAACTCTTTCCCCCAATTTAATGTTAAATTAAGAAAAAATAATTTCTTGAACGGGGAACAAGTTATTTCTAACAGTGGAATTGGAAAAGTTGCTAGTTGGAATAACAGAACTGAATTATTGAAGGTTTCAACTTCTAGAGATTTCAATGTTGGAGATCTTGTAATTGGACAATCTTCAAGAACTCGGGCAATTGTGAAATCCAAAGTTGATTACAATTCTGAAATAAAAACTGAATCATCTTCTATTGTCGAAAAGGGGTGGGATACCACAACTGGATTCTTCAATGATAACCAGCAAAGGATTCCCGATAACTTCTACTATCAAAACTTCTCATACGCTATCAAATCTAGAGTTCCTATTCAAAATTGGAATGATGCAGTCAGTTCTTTAAATCATACCGCAGGATTCTTGAAGTTTAGTGATTTAATTATTGAGTCTAAAGACGAGATTAATAATGTAGTATCTGGTGTATCTACAGTTTCACTCACAATTGATATTCTTCCTACACCTGCATACGGTGCATTAGGAAATGGACTTGAGGGAACTGGAGGAGGTATTAGTGTTAATTGCTATCCTGCTTTTGATCTTGTAACTGAAAATTCTAAAACTGCTTCTGGTAAAGTTTATTCTGATAGAATTTTCTTAGAAAGCAGAATTCTTACCGATTTCTTTGAATCAGTAGGAAATAGAGTTCTAACCATCGATGATATTAGTACTCAGTTTAACAGTGAAGAGCGTCCCACAAGATTCAGTATTGTTAAGAAGTTCCCTATTGAACAAAGATCTAAGAAAATTCTGACATTTGTTCGTGACAAGCTTTTTACTGGAGAAAGGCAAGCATCTATCGTAACTCTCGTACAAAATAGTTTTGATGCCGAAGTTCTTAATTATGGAAGAGTTGAAAGTGTATTAGATCTTGGATCTTTTGATTTTAACATTTCAGGATCAGAGGGACAACTTCTTTTCTATCCTACTAAGTTCAGAAATAATAATTATAATATTTCTTATTGTAGTTTTGATCTTGATAATGGTGTATCCGGTATAGGAACATTTGCTTTAGGTGAAATATGTGACATTGAATCTACACAAGTAGAAATTCCCACATCAACTAAAACAACAATTGTAGGTATTGCTTCTACTTACAGATCAACAAAGGTTTTAGTTGAATTTAATTCAAATAGTGGTGATTTTAGTTTTAATGAACTTAATATTATTCATGATGGAACAACGGCAGAACTTTTAGAGTATGGTGATCTTTCAACTAATTTGGGATCAACTGTCTCAGGATTTGGAACATATTCAGTTGACATGTCCTCAGGAACAATTAATGTTGACTTCACTCCAAATACCGGAATTGCGCTCACAGCAAACACGGTTAGAGTTTCAATGTCAAGCACTGAGTCTGTAGGTGTTGGCACAACAATCATCGGAAAAGGAACAGAAAACATCGCATTATTAGAATCGTTTCATACGTCAATTGCATCTACTTCTTCTCCTGGTATTCATACTATCGCCACGTATACTTGTGGAGGAGAAAATGATTATCAGGCAGCGTATTATATTGTAAGTATTGAAGACACGACTAATGATCAATATCAACTTTCTGAAATAATTGTTCTTAATGATAATTCTGAGTCATACATCACTGAATATGGAACATTGACTACTGGTAGTGGTATTGGCACTATCGGTGCTCTCATGACATCGACAGAGACTTTCTTACAATATACACCTCCAGCGAGTGTTGATACTCAGATTAAAGTTTTCCAACAAGCTGTTCAATTGGTTGAGGTTGATAATACTCTTAATAATGAAATTGATTTGAATAATGCATCTGTGACTGCGGGTTATGGATTCTATGAAGCAACCGCAAGTGATGTTAAGAGATCATTTGAACTAACGCATAAAGGTGCTCCGATATTCTTAAGAAACTTTGATGGAAGTGATAATGACATTGTTGATGTTACTAATAATACAATCAAAATACCAGATCACTTTTTTGTAACTGGTGAACCAGTAAACTATTCTGTTGGAATTTCTACTCATGTTCGTATTGGTATTGAAACAACCTCATTTGCTGGAATAGGAAATACAACCATTCTACCCACAAATGCGTTTGTTTATATTATAAAAGATAATGACTCTACAGTTAGACTTGCCTCTTCTGCACAAAATGCAAACGCATCCACACCTGTAGCAATCGGCATCACAGGTGTAGGTTTTGGAACATTCCATACATTTACTTCCAACAAGCAAAACTCTAAGTGTTTGATTGCGATTGATAACTTTATTCAAAATCCGATTGTTGCAACTGCGGTTACTACAACGCTTGATAAAGAAATTGCAATTAGTGATACCGTCATTGAAACTGTTGGTGTTACATCATTCTTCGCTACCGATCTAATTCAGATTGAAGCAGAGATTATGAAAGTCAATACAGTTGGATTTGGAACTACCAATGGTATCTTAGTTGATCGTGGTTGGATGGGAACTGGAATTACAACTCACCCTATTGGTGTTGCTGTGACTAGGGTTGATGGTGCTTATAACATTGTGAATAACACAATAAATTTTTATACCGCACCTCAAGGCCCTACACCTCTAAGTTCAATTACTAATCCACCCGACGAAAGAGACTTTACTGGAATTACTACATTCTCTAAGTTCCAGGGTAGAACATTCCTAAGATCTGAACCTACAGGTAGTTCAAATGATGCATATCATACCAATTATGTTTTTGATAGTATTTCTGATCAATTTGATGCCACAACTAAGACATTTACACTTAAATCAGAAAATGAAAACGTAGTTGGTTTCTCAACTAATAATGCAGTTGTTCTTGTCAATGGCATATTCCAAGGGCCTACAGGACAATTGAATAGTAATCAAGATTATGCATTGAGTGAGGGATCTGGAATTAGTAGTATTACCTTTGCAGGAGCTGCCACGTCTGTATCTTATGATCCTAATAATGCAAGCATTCCAGTTGGTGGTTTTATTGTATCTGTGGGATCAACTGGTGGACTTGGATATCAACCTCTCGTTTCTGCAGGTGGTACCGCTATTGTATCTACTGCTGGAACAATTACATCAATTGCAATCGGTAGAACTGGTTCTGGTTATAGACAAGGATCACAAACTGTAAATGTTGGTGTTTATACTTCGTCCACAGGTAGAACTGGTATTGAATTTATCGGCACTGCTGCAGTTAGCAATGGACACATTGTTAGCGTTGCCATTACAAATCCAGGATCTGGATATCAAGCTGGATCAGAACCAGTGGTTGTATTTGATGCTCCTCTGTCATATTCTAATATTCCTTTAGTATACTCTGATGAGTCACCAGTGGAAGGAACTGGAACCGAAGCAACTATTGATATTGTTGTTGGACAAGGATCAAGTGTAATTGACTTTGAGATTAGAAACTTTGGATATCGTTATGGGCAAAAGCAAATCTTAACTGTAGCGACTGGCGGTGCTACAGGAATTCCTACAGATACAAACTACACATTTGATGAGTTTCAAATCACTGTTGATAAAGTTGATTCTGATTCATTCTCTGCTTGGCACTTTGGAGAACTTGAGCGTCTTGATAATATTGATAATGAATTCGATGGAGTCAGAAGACAATTCACAATTAAGAGAGATAGCACTCCTGTCACAGTAAGGGCAAGATCTGGTTCTAATATCGAAGTTGATTCTACCTTACTTATCTTTATTAATGACATTTTACAAGTTCCTGGAGAGGCATATGAATTTACTGGAGGAAGTATAATTAACTTCTCCGAGCCACCTAAAGGAAAATCTGATGATGGATTTTTCTCGGGAGATACCTGTAAGATTTTGTTCTACAAAGGTAGCGGAGATGTTGATGTTACATTCCGCGATGTTCTTCCTTCTTTAAAAGATGGCGATGATCTTAGTATTAGAGGTGATGATGATCTTGTTTCTAATTCTATTGATCAAGGTGCAAGACTTGTTACTGAGGTACTTGCTACAGATATAGTAGAAACTAATCCCTATGACGGAAGAGGAATTGATTCAAATCCAGATCATGCTCGAACAGTAACTTGGTGTAAGCAAATAAATGATAAAGTTATCAATGGAAAGATTATTAGCAAAGCAAGAGAACTTAATGCTGCTCTGATTAATCCAAAGACTAATTTGATTCAATCAGTTGGCGTTAATTCTGATCAGATCTATGTTGAAAGTGTAATTCCATTCTTCAATCCTGATGATGAAAATCAAACAACTAAGAATATACAAACTGTAAGTATTACCTCTCAGAATAACATTGTAGCAGCTGCGGCGACTGCTGTTGTATCTGTTGCAAATACTATTGAATCTATTGTAATTGGTTATGGTGGAACAGGTTATACCTCTGCTCCATCTGTTACGATTGAGACTCCGGTTGGACTTGGAACAACTGCTAGAGCAACTGCAACTGCAACTCTTACTGGTGATGCTGTATCCTCTATTACAATTTCCTCTCCAGGTGTCGGATATACCAGAACATCTGTTCCTCAGGTTTTGATTGAGGCACCTAAATTAATTAAAGAAACAAACAGAACAACTCTTTATGAGGGTGATTTTGGTGAAATTGTTGGAATAACTTCCACGTCTGTTGGTGTTGCATCCACAGGATTTATCATGGATCTTTTCATCCCTGTTGATTCTTTCTTACGTAACACTAAGGTTGTTGGCACTGCAGTTACATTAAGTGGAATTTCAACTAGTGATTATTTCACAGTTAAGAATAGTAATGTAGGAAGTGGTGTCACATCACTTTATCAAACTGGTGATACATTGGGAGTTACAACTCAATTCCTTGATGCAGTTTATGAAGTTGCAGCAGTCTCTGTTGCTACAACTGCTGTCGCTGGTGTAGGCATTACTTACGTTAAGAGAGTGACAGTAAGTGTTGAAGATCTTGGTGATATCACTGGAATTGGACTTACAGAGTTCTACGGTGAGTTTTCTTGGGGCAAAATTACACTTGGTGGTAGAACAAATGCGGCAGCATTTGACGCATACACTCTCAAAGGCACATCTGGCATCACAACCGGCGGTGTCGTAAGCAGAGTTCAACCTCTCAAACTTATAGGATTCTCTACAACATAACTGATAAATAAGTAAAAAACTACGCAAAAATGGCTGCGATTATAACTGATCAACTTCGTATTTTAAACGCAAAAGATTTTGTTGCTAGTGTAGCATCCACTAGCAACTCTTTCTATTCGTTTGTGGGACTTCCTAATCCCACTGATGTTGACTCTCTTTGGGATAGCAGTCCTCCAGATCCTAGAGATAATTTTGATGAGGAGAACAATTATTGGGATACAATGATTGCTCTTAAAAAAATTGATGCCAATGACGTTAAGCAAGTAATTAAAAAAATCACTTGGCAGTCTGGCACAACTTATGACATGTATCGCGCTGATGTAAAAGCGGAAAGTCCTTCACAACCATCAAACGCTATTACTTTATATGAAGCAAATTATTATGTAATGAACTCCGATTTTAGAGTTTATATTTGTTTGCAGAATGGATCAAATCCTGAGAATCCAAGTGGTAGAGCATCATTAGATGAACCAACGTTTACTGATTTGGAACCTAGAGAGGCAGGAACAAGTGGTGATGGATATATTTGGAAATATCTTTATACTATCAAACCCGGAGATATTGTAAAGTTTGATTCTACAAACTTCATGCCAGTTCCAAAAGACTGGACTACAACCACGGAAGCTAATATTTCTGCAGTCAGAAATAATGCTGAGACAAGTGGACAACTTAAGATTGTCAAAATTACTAATAGAGGTGTTGGTTTAGGAACTGCTAATAGAACTTATACTCAAGTTCCAATAAAAGGTGATGGAAATGGAGCAGAGTGTACTATAGCAATTAATAACAATTCAAATGTAGAGTCTGTTACAATTTCCAAGGGTGGTTCTGGGTATACATTTGGAACTGTTGATTTAGTAGCAGGTAACGTACCTACAGGAACAACAGCACCCATTTTTGATGTAATTATTCCTCCACAAGGAGGACATGGTGCTGACATCTACAGAGAACTTGGAGCAAGAAACGCATTAATCTACTCTAGAATTGAGAACGATACTGAAAATCCAGATTTTATCACTGGAAACGAAATTGCGAGAGTCGGATTAGTTCAAAATCCAAAAGCATATAATACATCGTCAAATCTTTCACTTGATAAAGCAGCTGCTACCTACGCACTGAAGTTAACTGGTGCTGGTTATAGTTCTGCAACATTCACTGCGGATGCTTTCATTACTCAAACTGTCGGACTCGGTTCAACTGCCGTCGGTAGAGTTGTATCTTATGATCAAGTAACAGGTGTGCTTAAATATTGGCAAGATAGATCCACTGCTGGATTTAACACTGACGGCACCAAAAATTCGAGTCCAGAATATGGATTCAAAATGAACAGATTTACACCAAATATTACTGATGGTGGATCTTTCAACATCATCGGTGGATCTACGACTCTTGCCATTCAAACTTCATTTACGGGTATCTCTACCGAAATAAATAGTCGTACTTATTACCTAGGGCAGTCCTTTAATGAGGGTGTTGCTCAACCTGAAGTTGAAAAATATACGGGTAATATCATTTACGTAGATAACAGGCCCTCAATTACAAGATCGTCTAGTCAAAAAGAAGATATCAAAATTATCTTGCAGTTCTAAGGAATTATGTCACAGGAAACCAACCTCAACGTCGCGCCATATTTCGACGATTTTGATCCTCAGAAAGATTATTACAAGGTTTTATTCAAACCCGGTTATCCAGTACAGGCAAGAGAGTTAACCTCTCTCCAATCTATCCTGCAAAATCAGGTTGAGAAGTTTGGACAGCACTTTTTTAAAGAGGGTGCGAAGGTAATTCCCGGAAATACCACATTTTCGACTAATTATGAGTGTGTTATTTTAGAAAATACCTATCTTGGAGTTCCTCTTTTTGATTATATTGATCAGTTAGTAGGGGCGCAAATAACGGGACAAGATTCTGGAGTCACCGCCATTGTTGATAGTTATATTTTAGAATCAGAGTCTACTAGAGGACAAGTAACTCTATATTTAAATTATTCTGGATCTGGCACAAACAATCAAGAGTCGGTTTTTAGAACTGGTGAACTTCTGACTGCAAATTTAAATATTTCTACTGCCAATACTCTTATTGGCGAAGGTGTTCCTTTTGCTTCCACTGTTCAGCAAGATGCAACTGCAATAGGTTCTGCATTCTTTATCAGTAATGGTGTATATTTTGGTAAGGGAACATTTTTAAATGTTAATGAGCAGAAATTAATATTAGATCAATACTCAAACACTCCAAATTACAGAATTGGACTTTTAATTGAAGAAACTATTGTTAATTCTGATTTAGATCCATCACTGACTGACAATTCTGCAGGATTTAACAATTTTGGTTCTCCTGGTGCAGATAGACTCAAAATTACTACATCACTGCAGAAAAAAGATTTAAATGATTTTGATGATAGTAATTTTGTTGAACTTGCTACAGTAATTAATGGTACTCTTCGTGAAAGAAATACTAGCGATTACTCATTAATTACAGATGAACTAGCAAGAAGAACTTACGCAGAATCTGGCGATTATTATGTCAAGTCTTTTGGCATCACTGTAAAAGAATCTCTAAATGATAACGAGGGAAACAGAGGACTTTTTACAGCAGATCAAACTACATATGCCGGATCAACACCTTCTGATGATTTAGCTATCTATCAGATTTCTCCCGGTAGAGCATTTGTAAAAGGTTATGACGTAGAGACAACAGCTCCTACATTCCTTGATGTCCCTAAACCAAGAACCACAAAAACTGTTAAGGGACAGCAGATTAATTATAAGACAGGTGAGACACTTAAACTCAATAGAGTTCACGGTTCTCCAACCATAGGTATTGGTAATACTTATGTATTAAGTCTTAGAGACGCTAGAGTTGCTAATAGTTCTACTGGTATCGCTGGTAAAGAAATTGGATTAGCAAGAGTTTATGACTTTAGATTAGACTCAGGAACTTACAGTGGTTCCAATTCAAACATTAACGAGTGGGGATTATCTCTGTTTGATGTTCAAACAACCACTGAAGTTACATTAAACGAAACTATTACATTATCAGTTCCCACGTTTATTAAAGGTAAAAATAGTGGTGCAACTGCGTTTTTAAAAGAAGCAGCAACCAATACAAAATCTCTTGTATTGTACGAAACTTCTGGTAAGTTCATTGCAAATGAAAACTTTATTATTGATGGCGTTGAAAACTCTAGAGTA